GCGCCATGGTCAAGCGGCTAAGACGTCGCCCTCTCAAGGCGAAATCACGAGTTCGATTCTCGTTGGCGCTACCAAACTAGATTTTTGAGAACCCTTTTGCACGCTGTTATCAAGCGATGTTGAAGGGTTTTCGTTATAGTTGTAGGTTATTTTTACAGTGTACCCTATATCATCTTTAGTCAATACTATATCACGGACGAACGTTGAGATAATCATATCTCGGCGTTCGTCCGCATTTTTTATTTGTAGAATGTTGTACAAGAAAAATTTAACATGATCGGATGTAATTTTGAAAGGCTCGTTCAATACTTTTTCTATTGACAAGTCTTTTTCTAAAACTGATAATTTTTTTTCATATTCTGAAATGTTTTTTGAAATCGTGTTAGATATTAAACCGCCTTCAACTGCTTTTATACAGTTTTTTAATTTATTGTTTATTTCAGCAATTTCGGTTTCTAATATATTTAGTTGCATATTTTCATCAATCGGTAAATTAGCTACAGTATTCGCAATAAATTCGATTGTCTGCGGCTCTGATAGTAGTTTAATAGTTTCAGCAAGTATAATATCTTCCAATTTTTCGCGAGGAAATAAGGGCATGTCGCAATTTTTACTTTTACTGGCGTAACATTGATAATAATAATAACGTCTTTTTTGTTTGCTTGTACCGCTGACACCGGTCATAAATTGTCCGCATTTTCCGCATTTCAATTTTGATGATAGCAAGAAATTTTCGCTTTTCCCTCTGATGTTAGTTTCTTTTCTTGATTTTATTCTTTTCTGTACCGCATAAAACAGGTCATAGGAAATAAACTGCGGGATTACTTTTGTTTTAACAATGTCGCGCCACTTATAAGTACCGATGTAAGTTTCATTTTTAAGCATATGAGTAAAGCTGCAGCGTGAAAAATTATTTCCCTTTGCCGTTTTTAAATGTGTACTGTTAGCATATTTGGCTATGTCAACAATACGATCACCTGCTGCATACATTTCGAATATTTTGCGAACAATAGGGGCTGCTGTATCGTCTATTATTAAATGTTTGTCATTATCTAATTTATAGCCTAAAGGGATTATACCGCTTAACCACTTGCACTCAAGCGCGTTTTCAGTCATACCACGTAAAACCTTTTGTGCTAATTCCACACTGTAATATTCTGCCATACCTTCTAACACAGATTCGAGGATTATGCCTGATGGATCGTCGGTGATGTTCTCTTTGGCAGAAATGACTTTTACGCCGTTCTTTTTAAGTTTGGCTTTATATATGGCACTATCATAGCGATTGCGTGCGAAACGATCCAACGTATATACGATGACAATATCAAAAAGCTGTTTACCACTATCGGCGATCATTTTTTGAAATTGCGGGCGGGCGTCGGTTTTACCGGTTAAGGCTCTGTCAATATAACTTCCGACAATAGTAATATCCTGACGTTTGGCAAAATCAGTGCATTCACGGATTTGACCTTCAATGCTTTCTTCACGTTGATTTGTAGATGAATAACGTGCGTAAATTACGGCTTTGGACATAAAAAAACAACTCCTTTACTGTTTTGAGTATGCAGCAGCGGAGCTGATATGTTATAATATTCATAGTAATCTGCTCGCTGTGAAGGGTGGGCGTTACGTTGACCGTTCGGTGTTGGTAGCACTGGGCGGTCTTTTTTATTTTTATATTAATTTATCTAAGTCATCAAATAATCCAGGCATTAAAGAGTTTGTTTTTTGTTCCTTAGCTAATAATCTAAAATGGTCTATGTTTCGGCATGCTTCCATTAAACCTTGAACCCTGCCGATCTGATGTATAAGTACTGTTCGACCATCGTCACTTAACCATTGGTGGAAGCGGGATCTTCTTTTTTTGGTATCAGGGATTATATTCTTTTTATCTAATTCTTTTTTTATAAAGCCGTTCTCAATAGGTTCATAAATATACTTGTTTATAAACCTTCCGTAATATAGTGGTCTTGCCCTTGAAGTTGTTTTTTCGTTTGAATATAATCGGTCAAGTTCTACGAAAAAAGAATCGGGAAAGGTCAAAACCCATTTTTGCATTCCTTCAGCTAGGTATCGTGCTAGTAATATTCTTAAAGCATCTGTTTTTCTATCATATTGAAATCCTGTTGCTTCGTCAATTAATGCGTCGATACCAACAGACGCAAGAGCCGATAAAAGTATTTCGGCTTGCGTAGCAATTTTTTGCTGTGAAGTAACGAGTGCATTATTTCGCCTAGCTGCTAAATAAACATCACAAATGCTAGGCAAGATTGTTGCCAAATAACCAGTTTTTTCTTGCGTTCCGTCTAGGTATTTTATCGGTATGGTCCGATCTAACAAACCAGTTGTAATAAAGGGTTCGAGGTTTTTAGCGGCGACAAAAGGGGGTAACTTGGTCCCGGCAATTTCTAATCGGTCATTCATCCCTTTGCGTGAACGACCAAAAGCTGTAAAAATTGATGTTGCGGTTAGTATTCGACTGTTGTCATCCAATACGGCACATTCTAATTCTATATCTCCAATTGGAAGGCTGCCAACATAGAGGGCTTTAGATAAAGTTGTTTCCTCAGACATTTTAACATCTCCTTAAGTTTTTATTTCCATGGACGTTCCTGTTAGCGCAGGGCACTCTTTCTTTGCAACTTTTAATACGGATTAATTTCTTTTATTTTGCGATTAAAACTACCTTTTTCAAATTTAACAAAGTCATTTTCTATTAATTCGGAGAATTTTTGATAGCCTAATATTGCTGCTAAATTTTTCATTAAGTTTATTCTGTTATCATCTGAATGGTAATATATAGTTGTAGTCATATTTTTCAAAGTTATAAGTTCATTTAAAATAAATCTATCACTTAGAGTTAGTGAATGACCAATTATATATAAATTATGTTCTAGATGTGGGTTATAATAAACTGAATCAACACGAGATCTTGACTTAATATCATTGATCCATTTTCTAAAATTTTTATTACATTCTTTTGAAGCTCGTTGAAAATATTTTCTAAAAGGGGTAAACAGTGGGTCAATTGTTGTATTTTTTTCATCAATTCCTAATACTAAATTATCATTTTCATTCCAACAAGCATAACCATGAATGAAACATGTATTATCGTCGATTATTGGACAGCCATACCTAGATGGTGTATTTGTGTAATTAAAAGTTAATAATTTGTTGTCATGTTTGCTTAATAAGTCATTTATAAAACCTATTTTAGGATAAGATAATTTATTAACGAATTTAGACAGATAGAGTTCGAAACATTTTGAAAAATCTTCTAATTGTTCTAAGGTAAATGTTATTAAATTTTCGAAAGCAATATCGAGTGGACCAGATTGCAATATTTCTAAGTCAAAATTAAAGTTGGGCGCATTGATCCCAATCGTTAATTTGACAGATTTGTGTTTACCGTTCAACAGCAAGCGAGTATTATCTAAAATTTCAATTTCTTGTGAATTCTGTTGCAATGAATGTTTTAGGCAATAATTTATTATAGAAATCATTAAAAAAGTACTATTGATCTTCCGATTATCGATGTTAGTTAGCCAGAGAAATCTATCTTCGTCTAAATATTTTTTTACGGTTTCTAACTGTCTGACAACATACTCGATTTCGGTTTCGAAATCACACCAGTTGCTGTTTGTAATTGTTTTTTCGCGGAAGTAGTTATACCATACATTATTGAGAAATAATTTTCTCATTTTTTCTACTATATCAAGATTTGCCGGATCATTGATTAATGCTTCAAGATCCTGATTGAAATCAGCAGATTTTATAGGTGGGGTATTTATACGCTTAAGAAAAGTTAGAAAATCAGTATACGCTGTTGGTAGTCCATGTGCAAGATCAAAACCGTTACCGATTAATACAATATTCACGCTCACACCTCCCGATAGTTTTTAAATAATATCACCTTGAAATGCTATTGCTTTGCCCAAAATTCTGAAAGACAAACAATTTGATTGATTGAAAAGCATAGGTTTATATTTTGGGTTTTCCGCACGTAATTCCACAAAGGTATCAGAAATATATACTCTTTTCAATGTAACAGCGTCATCAATTGCGACTGCAGCTATTTCACCGTTTTCAACTTCAGCTTGTTGTTTTATGAATACGATATCGCCGTCATAAATACGGGCGTTTATCATACTATCACCTTGTACACGCAGGCAAAAGTCTGCTTTTATAAAATTACCACATTGAACATACGAATCGAAACATTCTTCTGCCATTACAGGTTGTCCAGCTGCTATTTTTCCCAGCAGCGGGACTTTTTTTGTTTCTATTGGAAATATATTTGGAAAATCAGGGATATCAGGCGGTTGTTCCCAGCCCATCAAATAACCGGGTGTTACAGTTAATGCTTTTGCAATACCTTCTATTTTATCAGAAGGAATATTTCCGATGACGCCACTTTCATATCGCTGAATTGTTTGGCGGCTCACACCTACGGCTTTAGCAATATCTTCCAAAGTTTTTTCTTTGTTAATACGGGCTAATCGCATACGTTTGCCGATAGTATCCATTTTCAAAACTCCTTCACAAAATAAATCTGTAACTCAATTATAACATAAATTACATAATAAGCAACAAAAAATACTTGAATTACGGGAAAAATCACTTGACACGTTACCGGAACGAGAATATAATTTAGTTACGTCGTAAGTGACAGGGGGTGAAAGTATGATTGATACTGACGCATTACGTGGTATCATTGCGAAAAAAGGTTTTTCTCAAAGAACTGTTGCAAAAAAGCTCGGAATAACCGATAAAACCTTTTATTCTAAAATGAATAAAAGGAAATTTGATTCTGATGAAATGATTGCAATGGTTGAAATTCTTGAAATCGAAAATCCGGCTGCAATTTTTTTTGCAAAAGATGTCACTTAAAGAGTGACAAAAGCCGGGCGCAATCTAGAAAGCGAGGTGAAAAAATATATTGTGCAAAAACGATTAATTACGATTTTAAATAAAAAAATAGCAGCTTGAAAGCTGCGAAAGTGAGGTGAAAGTTTGGAAAAATACTGTAAAACTCATTGTCATGAAAATTATGAAGGGTGGCGTTGTCCTAAATGTAGACGTTTGTGGTTTATCGATAAACTACTTTTTATAAGTGCAAAACTGACAAGCGAAAGATTTATTAATAATCTGATCTTCGCGTTATATGTGCCGATTTTTTCAATATCGGAATTTATTTCCGAAAAAAATAAAAAATACCGATAAGTGTACCGATTACACCAATGATTTTTGCTCCTGACGGTAATAGTACGTTCAGTATCAGGTCGTAGAAATAACGACGTCCTGCGGTTGTGATTTCGATATTGCAAATCGGGTCTGTATAAATTGTTTCGTATCGTGTTGCAAGAAGAAACTGATGAGGTTCAGTGTATGTTAAAAGGTTTTCTTTAGATAACGCAATTAGGTCAGCATGTAATTTAGCAGGTAGTTCCTCAATGTTTTGACTGTCTAATCCGTAATTTGTAAAAAATATTTGACTGGCATCTGAAATATTATCAGTTTTTTTGTAAGCGTTACGCAGGTTATACATAACTTTAAATTCTGAAAAAGTGCAAATATACATTGCGTCATACACCGTCCTTAAAAAAATAGCAGCTCGAAAGCTGCCAAAACAAAAAATAAAAACCAATGAAATTATACCACGAAAGGGGTGAGTTTGTGAACGAAATGCAAATTTTTAATAGTCCTGAATTCGGTCAGATCAGAACTGTCGGTTATAACGGTGAACCGTGGTTTATTGCAAAAGATGTCTGTGAAATTTTAGATATTCGTAAATATCGTGACGCTGTAGCTAGGCTTGACGATGATGAAAGGGGGCTGGTTGAACTGGACACCCTTGGCGGAAGACAAGACGTTACAGCGGTTAACGAATACGGATTATATAACATTGTACTTTCTAGTCGCAAGCCAGAAGCCAAAGCGTTTAAACGCTGGATCACGCACGACGTAATCCCGGCGATTCGTAAAACTGGTAAATACGCTGTGAACGCTGAACCATATGATCCTGACAAACTTACTTATAGTCAGCTGTCGGAAATAGCAACGATCTTGAAAGGCTGTCCAAAGTACAAACTGCCGTTGATCTGTCAGTTGTTTCAAATTCCATTGATTGAAAACAGTGTGAGTTTTCAAAATCAGACTGTCGACGATTTTATTTCAGAGTTTTTGCAACAGTACGAACAGAATTTGATTATGAAACAAGTGCTTTATGGACATTACCTGCGCTATTGTAGAAAACATAAGGCGGTAGGTGTTACAGACAGATCGTTTTCTCGCTACGTAACCGGTAATTATAACGTTGATATTGTTCAACGCCGAATAGGTTTTATGCGTGAAAGATTTTATAAATTCAACGAATGAGGGTGTGAGATACATGACTGAAAATAAAATAACTGTTGAAACAGTCGGACACCCACAGTTTGCAAAAATCAATCGTTTTGCCGAAGCGATTCGGAAATTTTATGCAGAACCTAAAAACGTTATGGCTTTTGAAAAATGGAAAAAGGAAGGTGCTGCCATATGAGAAAACCACGTTGTGGGATCAAGTCTTATATATGGGCGACGCTGTGGTACTGGTGGATTGAAATATCAATTTTCGTAATGGGTTTCGTTCTTGGTCTGTTGATAGCGCAGGCGTAACGCAATGAAACTTTACGATCATCAAAAAACCGCTCTCGCCTATTTAAGATCATACAATTCTTTTATGTTATTCATGGAACAGGGAACAGGCAAAACAATACCCACATTGACGAGGCTGAATGAGCTGATACAGTCAAAGGTTATAAAAACTGCTTTGGTCATTTGCCCTAAATCAGTAATTGGGTCATGGGATCGCGATATTCAAATGTTTGACACCGAATCACAAACACGCTTGAAAACGCACGTTGAAGTTATCAATTATGACAAAGTGTGGCGATATGACCGGAATAAATTTAATCCGTACGATCGGCAGTATGACGCTATTGTGATCGACGAAGCGCATAGTATTAAAAATCGTACTTCAAAACGTGCTACGTTTATTTTAAAGTTGGCAGTGACGGCAAAATACAGATATGCGCTGACAGGTACGCCGATATCAAACGGACAGCTTGATAATTTTTGGTCTTTGATTTGCTTTCTTGATCCGTATTTAGTAGGTAGCAGGGTTTACAGTAACATTTTCAGGATCTCTGACGGCGGCAAGGGTACTTATTACGAATTTCTTGATAAATATGCCCTGCTGGATCAGTTCCATAAACCGTACCGTTACAGGAACATTACTGCGTTACAAGAAATCGTTGACTACTATTCGTACAGGGTGACTAAAAACGAATGTCTTGATTTACCGGATAAATTACCTGATGAAATCATCGAATTGGAACTGCCTGATAAAAAGCTGTACAAGGAAATTGCAAAACATTCTGCAAGCCTTGATATTGAATTTGTGGCTGATAATCCACTGGTTAAATTGTCGAAACTTCGACAAATCGCAAGCGGTTTTCTTATTGATGACACCGGGTCGTTAACAGATTTGAAATGTGAAAAGATCAATGCACTTGATGAATTCTTAGACGGCTTTGATAAAAAGCTGGTCATCTTTGCTGAATTCACACGAAGTATTGATAATATTGTCTCCTTACTAAAAAAACGGAAATTAAAGACAATCGTTTTAGACGGCAGGCAGAAGGATAAGAGCATTTGGCGAAAATTTCAGTCAGACGAATCTATCCGTGTTATTGTGTGCCAATACGTCAGCGGGTGTCAGGGAATTGATTTGTTTGCAGCTGATACGATCCTTTACTATGAACCGACACTACGTTCAAATATTTTAGAACAAAGCCGCGATCGTATTCATCGTAACGGACAAACGCAGAAATGCAGTTATATCCATTTTATTACTAAAGGAACAGTTGAAAAGGATATATACAGGGCTTTAAGCGGATTCAGTGACTTTAACGAAAAGCTGTTTACTGAATACGTTTCAGAGTATCAAAGAGCGCAGAGAGGTGTGAAAAAATGAAAATATACATTTATGACATCGAGGTTTTTGCGCACGACTGGGTTGTGGTTTTCTCCGATACCGATGAAAAAGAAATAGCAGTATTTCACAATGATACTGTCGGCTTAAAGCGGTTTATGTTGCGTCAAGGGTTGCTTTTCGGCGGGTTCAACAATAAGCATTATGACGATTGGGTGACGCAGTCGATGTTGACCGGTGCCGATCCTGAAACTGTGAAAGCGCACAACGACTTTATTATCATACAGCACGGTAACGGGTGGGAATTTCCATTTGTTCAGTATCAAAAGAAACTGTTTAAAAGTTTTGATTTGCGTGACGATATCGCTGATAAAGGCTTGTCACTGAAAGCAATCGAAGGTAATTTGTGTCAATCGATAGTTGAATCATCAATTGATTTTAACATCAATCGTAAATTGACGGCAGCGGAAGCAGAAGAAGTTATTTTCTACTGTAAAACCGACGTATCAAATACTGTCAAACTTTATCACGAAAGAAAAAGCTATTTGAACGGCAAAATTGCTGTAGGACGGTTGAAAGGCATTGACGAAAGCATTTCCCTGTCATTAACTAATCCGAAGCTCACAGCAACGTTTCTGAATGCGACACGGGCTGATTATGGTGACGAATTTGATTACGTACCACCTGACGAACTGATGTTGAAAAAATATCATGAACCGTTCGATTTTTTTAGACACATTGACTACGATCAAAAGCTAAAATGTGATGTTGCCGGTGTGCCGCATGTATACGGCTGGGGCGGTATCCACGGGGCAAGAGAAAACTATTTTGACCAATCAACGGACGAAATGAAAATCGTTGACATCGATGTCGGCAGCTATTATCCGTCGATGATGTTGGAATACGGTTATATTTCAAGATCGATACCCAGTGCTGAAGGTTATGCGAACGTATATCACACCCGTATAAAAGCCAAACACGAAGGGAACGACGAAACAGCTGGGGCGTTAAAACTGGTTTTAAACAGCACTTACGGCGCCATGAAAAACCAATATAACCCGCTGTATGATCCGCGTGGTGCAAATCATATTTGTATAACAGGTCAGCTATTTTTGACAGATTTGATTGAAAAACTGGAAGCGGTTGAAGGATTCAGCCTGATCCAATCAAATACCGACGGGTTAATGATTAAGTTTCCTGTAGAAAATGAAAAGCAGATCAACGAGATAGTTGAAGAATGGGAACGGCGAACACGGCTGAACATGGAATATACGGAAATACACCGCATAGCGCAAAAGGACGTCAACAACTACATCGTACAAGTTGGTGCGACGTATTTGATCCGGGACGGTATTAAAACGTTTACGAAGGAAGATAAACGCAAAATAAATACAAAAGGCGGCTATGTTTCATTGTGGCAGGGCGGGAATTTCAAAAACAATTCCCTGATTATTGTTCAAAAAGCAGTTGTTGAATATTTCATGAATTCTGTGCCGGTCGAAGATACGATCAATAACGCTGGCAACATCTTTGATTTTCAAATGATCTGTAAAACAGGCGGCACTTTTCAAAATACTGTTTGGGCGGTCGGTGATGATAATATCACTGTTCAACGTGTGAACCGTGTTTATGCTGTAACCGATAAAAAATACGGTTTGATTTACAAAGTAAAAGCTGGTCGACTTCATAAAATGCCGGACGTGCCTGAACATTGTTTTGTTGATAATACCAATTGTCTAAAAGTGACAGACATTGATCGTTCGTTTTACATCGAACTTGCCAAAAAGCGAATTGCCGATTTTCTTGGCAAAACTAAAAAAAATAAAAAGAACCGAGAGGAAGTTGAAAAAATGGCAACTACAAAAACAGAAGATTATAGCAATATGAATGTTTATCAAAAATTACTGGCAGTACGATTGGAGTTTGCAAATGCGAATATAAAAAAATCGGGGATCAATCGATTTGCAGAATATAAATATTTCGAACTGTCAGACATCGTGCCAACTGCGAACGAGTTATTCGCAAAATATAAATGCCTTTTTGTCTGTGGATTTGACAAAGGCTTTGCAAACGGTATTTTATATAACACCGACAAAACCGACGAATGTATTTGTTTCGGATTTGAGATGAAACAGCTGGATATCATATCGGCAGAAGGTAAACGTAAAATGAATGAAATGCAGGCGTTAGGGTCGGAAATAACATACGCCCGACGGTATTTGTATCAACTTGTTTTAGACATTGTTGAAAATGATTCTATCGAACCTACTATCGGCGCAAATGCAGATAAAGAAGTCGAAAAGCCTAAAGCTGGCAGAAAACCACCTGCCACCGCTGCAGATCGTAAACAAGCTGTTGAAGAATTGACCGGTGCAGGTGATAGAGAAGCTGAATGCACTAAAACACAAATTACTGCTATTAAGAATGGTCTTAAAAAACTTCGTGAAACCGAAGGCGATTATGAAAGCTATATCACTGAAACTGTCGGCAAAATTAAGGCAGGTATGACGAAAAAGGCTGCTGATACCCTTCTAATTGAGATTGGTGAAAAAATTGCGAAAGCAGGTGCATGATGAAATTTGTTGATAAACACATCGAAATTGATAAATTACCGAAAAAATTCAAAAAAATGACTGCAACACGTTTCGCTGCAGTGCTGGGGTTAAATGCTTGGAAAACTCCTTTCGCGGTGTGGTGTGAAATGACACGGACATACGAAGAACCATTTGTTGATAGCATTTATACGATCGCAGGTAAAGTAATTGAACCTAAAATTATTGACTATCTGAAAAACAGGTATTTTCTTGATATCCAATCGCCGGAAGATGTTTACGGTAAAGATTATTTCAAGAAAACCTATGGCGATTTTTACGGTGATGTTGAAATTTTTGGCGGCATGTGGGACGCAAAATCAGACGACCTGATCGTCGAAATTAAAACTACAAAGCGTGCCGAAGATTGGCTGAATGATGTACCAATTTATTATAAACTGCAAGCTGCGCTATATGCTCATCTATCGGGGATCGATAACGTCATGATGACCTGTTCGTTCTTACAGGATAAAGATTATGAAAATCCAGAAGCTTTTGTACCCAACATCGACAATACTATTGAAGTTGAATTTTCCATGTCGGAAGATTTTCCCGATTTTGAAGAACGATATTTAAAACCTGCTGTTGCTTTTTGGAAAAAGCATGTTGAAACTGGTATTTCTCCTGATTTTGATGAAAAAAAGGATGCTGATATTTTAAAAGCATTAAGGACAAACGTTGTTGGTGTAAAAGATGACGAAATAGAAAAACTGCTTGCAGTAATAGACGCCGATCAAATTGCATATGATAAAGCGTCTGCTGAAATCAAGGTCATCGAAAAGCGGTTGAGGGATAACAAGGATAAACTAAAAAAGACACTTCAAGGCAAATTCGGTGAAAATGACGACCGGGTTGAAGTGAAGTCGGCAGCCTATGTTTATACGTTATCCAAAAATATTAAATCAGCAGTAGATACTGATAAATTGAAAGCCGACGATCTTTACGAAAAATACAAAATTGATAAAGTAGAATATCGAATGTCGGTAAAGGCGGTGGATAACAATGATTGTAAATGTTAGTTTGAAACAAGGCGGGAAGTTAGTTTTTACCGGTAATGTTTTAAAAGTTTATTCTATCGGTGATGAAAAAGGTAAAAAGCTGGCAATTGAAACAGTTGATAAAGTAACATCTTTCAAATTCACTGATATTAAAAAAATAGAAATTGAAAAGGAAGTGTAGCTATGAAATTTGAAAAATTTGCTAAAAAGACTGGCGCACACGGTAAACTCATGAAAGGTCACGGCTATAGCTTTTTAGTTTCAGGAGAAGTTGCCACGGTTATACCTGATTTTGCCCTAAATTTTTATCAAACGGCAAAAGCTGATGAATCAATGCTTTTAACCAAAGTGTTTAATAACTTCGATATTGATGAATTGGCGAAAGTTGCTGAATTAAGCAGGGCGATTGTTCTTGAAGCTGACGGAAGTTCCAGAGCAATCAGAAGAATTTTTCAGGATCATAGTGGTAAAGAAGTTAGCATATCAAATGAAGCTTTCGGCTTGCTGGAAAAACAGGATCATGTTTATACCGGGTCGATTGATTTTAATGAAAAAAGCATTAATTATTTAGTTGTTATTAAAAATCAAGATATCGTCGGCGTTATTTTTCAAGAATCAATTTAAAGAAAAGAGGTAATTTATTATGGCTATTAAACTTGTTGAGACTGGATTTTCTATTATTCCCGAAGGTACTTATATTTTCAAGATTGTCGAAGTTGAATATAAAAAAGACTTCGGTAAAATGATTGTCACACTTGCTACCCAAAAAGGCATGAAACAAATTGAAAGATACGGTCTTGTCAAATCGAACGGTGAAGCAAACGAAGGGGCGATGAAAGCATTTTCGTTTTTTGCAAAAACAGCTTTGAATGATTTTTCCCTTGATGAAATCGATGAAAACGATTTGATCGGTTGTTATTTAAAAGGTGATATTGAACACAATATAGTCGCATCGACTAAAGATCCCGACAAAACAGTTACTTTCACAAAATTAACCAATGTTGAACCGGCACTCGGTTTTGAAGAATCTGAATCAGCTACAGGCGATCCGCTGGACGCACTTGATGATTTATAATGCGCGAAAGCCGTTTGCAATCAAAAATAATCAGTTATTTGAAAGCTAACGGGATTTATTATGTGAATACTTACGGATCGGGAATGACCGCAAAAGGCGTTCCCGATCTGCTAATATGCTTGAATGGTAAATTTATAGCTTTCGAATGCAAAGTTGATAATAACGGTATGCAGCCGGATCAGAAAATCCATGAAATACGGATTACTCGATCAAACGGCAAACATTATTGCCCGCGGACATTGAACGAAGCTGTGTTGATAATCGAAAAAGAAAGGGGGCGGGATATTGGATAAAAAATATATCGTATTAGATGATGAGAAAAAAGCAATTCACCATTTCAAGGACGGCGAAAAAGCCCTTGACTGGAAAGTGGTAAAGGACTTTGATAATCTTGCGATGATTGTTCCTGAACCGTTTATCGTTTTAGATTTCGATACTGTCAGTGACGCGAAAATAATTCAACAAATTATTGATGATCTTGATTTAAAATGCAAAGTCATGCAAACGTCGCGCGGTGTACATGTTTGGTTTAAATCATCTGAACCGTGGAAGAATTTCACGAAAACACGTCTTGCGATCGGAATATACAGTGATTGCCGATCTCATTCGCGTAATGCTTATGTGAAAATCAAAGACGGCGGCGTCATGCGAAAATGGTTACGGGATTGTGACGATGATAAAGTCATGGACGTGCCGCGGTGGCTTTATCCAGTTTCACAGCCGGGGGATCATTACCGGTTTAAAGAAATGGGCGACGGCAGCGGACGCAATCAAGAATTATTTTCATACATCGTATACTTGCAAAGCAAAGGCTTTAAACGTGCTGAAATTAAAGAAACGATCAATGTTATCAACAGATTTGTTTTAGCCGAACCTTTGCCGCAGTATGAAGTTGATTTGATATTACGTGATGAAGCTTTTAAATCCGATGAAGAAATTGAAGCGCAGCTTGCCGAAAAAGAAGTAAAACGCGGCAAATTCGAGCATAATATTTTTGCTGATGAATTGCTGGCATTGGATAAAATAATAACTTATAACGATAAGATTTATATATATCGTGACGGTTATTATCAGCCAAATCAACAGCAAATCGAACGGCAGATGATAGAGGCGTATCCGGGTATTAAATGGCGTGAGCGGAACGAAGTTATTGCCTATATGAAAATAATGACAGCGCTGGATCGCAGCAAAATAAAAAGTGATCCGTTTATCGTCAATTTGAAAAATACCAGGCTAAATTTAAAAACCTGTGAGAGTTTACCGTATAGTGCGGAAGTAATCGAATTCGAACGGATACCGGTTAATTATGATCCGAATGCTGAATCAGCTGATTTAGATAACATGTTGAACCGGGTGTTTTGCGGTGATCGTGAATGTATTGATCTTTTAGAGGAAATCGTTGGTGATTGCCTGCTGCACAAGAACATTTTTCAAACAGCATTTTTGTTTTACGGCAGCGGCAGCAACGGTAAATCCACAATACTAAAATTGATCCGCACGTTTATTGGTTATGAAAATTGCGCCACTATTTCGCTTGAACAGTTGACCGGCACATTCATTACAGCTGAACTTGAAAATAAAATGGTAAATATCGGCGACGATATAAATTATGGATCGCTGAAAGAAACCGGTACATTGAAAAAGCTGTTCAGCGGTGAGCCGTTACAGGTGCAACGAAAATTCGGAATGCCGTTCACACTTGAACCGTATGCAACGCAGTTATTTAGCGCGAATGAAATTCCGCGATCTGCTGATAAAACAGATGGCATGATGAGAAAGCTGACATTCATTCCGTTTAATGCTAAATTTTCAAAAAACGACGATGATTACGACCCGATGATTTTCGAAAAAATTACCAGTGAAACTGCTTTGTCGTACCTGCTGAATTTAGCTATTAAAGGATTACGCCGGCTTGTACAAAATAAACGGTTTACGTTGCCGAAAGTTGTTGAACAGGCAAAGCAAAAATACATGATAGAGAATTCAACGGTTTTGACTTGGGTTGATGAAGCTGATATGACTGTTGAAGAAATTTTGAATACACCTGCAAATGACCTATATATAAAGTTCACTGACTGGTGTAAAATTTCAAACATTCGGGAAATCACCGGTAAGAAATCTTTCAATCGTGAACTGATACGTAAATTTGGATTGGCAGAACAGCAAATACAAAAACGAATGAACGACGGTACACGGAAACGATTTTTCGTTGTTAGTTTAGATTAGATTAAGGAAGGTGCAAAAATGAAAGTTGAAGAACTGATGAAAGAACTTGAAAGCAAAGACCCCAAGGCAGAAGTTATCTTTTTCGACAGTTACGGCGACGATTATCAGATTCAAGCTGTCGGAGTAGATTATGACGGCAAAGTTTTTTTGCAGGAGATGAGGGAACTATGATTGATAAAAAAATAAAAATTAAATCTTGCATAAGAAAGTACGCCATTACCGACAGAGATTTGATGAACGGCGGGGGGCAGCTAGTACCAAAGGGAACAAAGGTTTATATTTCCTTTGCGTCAAATTGGGGCTTTGAAATCAGGCTGCCAAAATGTGAATGTTGCGGCGTATCAGTAACTATATCTCATCTGAAAAGAAACGATTTAACTTTGGTTGAAAGCGAGGATTAAGAAAAAATGACTGAATTAATGGAAATATTAAAAGTTGGTTTATCTATATGGGTATGTTATGTTGTTTTAATATTTTCGGTGGCATGTTATGTTTTGTATAAAATTTTTAGATCGTTAAATTGGTGAGGAAATATAAAATGAAATCTTTAGTTAACAAAATTACGAACTGGCAAAAAGTAAAACATGTTTTACCCGTACCGTATAAATTAGTGATATGTCAAGATAAGGCTGATGAGTTTCATTATTTTATAGCTCAACTTGAACCCGTAACATTTAACGATAATCCTGCGTTTTGTTTTAGAGATTATTATGATAACGGTTACGATCATACTGTTGATTCTGTTAAAAAATGGGCGTATATCAAATTATAATGAAAGGTGATAGTAATGAAAAAAATTAAAGTTATCGTAGAAACAGGTTTTGCTGGTTGTGAATTATATGATGAATTTGAAGTTGAGGAAAATACAACAGAAGAAGAAATTGAAAAACAAGCTGTATTGGTGAAAAATGAATTGACTTGTGACTGGTATTGGGAAGAAGTTATCGGCGATGATGACTGATTTATCAATTGTCACAAAAACATTCTGTGACAAATTGATATTCTGTGACAGTTTTTGTGACAAAAAAAGTTAGTAATAATGCGGGTTAGGATATATTTTGTCACATAATCACACTTTTATTTTTTAATCTATAAATAATAAAAATATATAGTATATAAGAGATAATGAGTA